AAATCCATCTTTAGATCAAGGAATTATTTTTGACGGTAAATATATGCATTTTCATGAGTGCCCTGATGTAAACGAAAAAAGAATAGTTTTAGTAGCGAATATAGAATGATTAATATAACCGAAATATTCCCAAGCTATTTAGCAACCAAAACATCTAACATTGACTTAGAGCCCATAGCTAATAAATGTCTAGCACTAGAACAAGAAAGCGAAGGAGTTAAAATTAGTAATGTAGGTGGGTGGCAATCAGAAGCTATTGATTTAAATTTATCCCCTTTTGATAAACTCATACCAGAAATACTCAATGTTTTGAGAAGTGTAGTCGAGTATGCCCATCTAGTTCCGAACTATACTATAACCAACGCTTGGATAAACATAAATAGAGCTAACAGTAGTAACTTACCACACACACATGCAGGGTCAACTGTAAGTGGGGTAGTATATATAAACGTACCTAAAAACAGCGGTCAAATAAAGTTTATGAATCCTGCAAGAACAGCCATATCCAGCTATGTTAGAGAGTGGGAATGGGTTGGTGATATTAGGAAAAGACCTATTACTGAAATTTATGAATACCAACCAATTTCAGGAGAAATATTATTGTTTCCAAGTTGGCTTGAACATTATGTAGAACATAACAACAACAAAGAGGGCGAGCCTAGAATAAGCATAGCTTTTAATATTAAGTTAGATAAATAAAAGGAGTTTTATGAGTTTTAAAAAAGATGGATATCAAGTAATTAGAAAAGCAATATCACCTGAATTAGCAGAGTTTTGTTATGAATACTTTTTAAATAAAAGAGCAGCAGCTAGACATATGTTTGATAATAATTATATTTCACCTTATACAACTTATTTTGGTGTTTGGAATGACCCACAAGTGCTTGATACATACTCACATTATGCAGATATAGTAATGGAAACTTTGTTACAAAAAGTGAAACCGATTATGGAAGAAAAGTCAGGAGTTAAATTATCAGAAACATATTCTTATGCAAGAATTTATAAAAAGGGCGATATCCTTGAAAGACATAAAGATAGATATTCATGCGAGATATCAACAACCATGCACTTGGGTGGCGATGAGTGGTCAATATATTTAGAGCCTGATGCAAGTATTGGTGAGATAATAGACGGTGAGTACGTGCCAAGTAATTCAAAGGGAGTTGAAGTGAAGTTAAAAGCAGGTGATATGTTAATGTATCGAGGCTGTGAATTAGAACATTGGCGAGAAGCTTTTGAAGGAACTGATTGCGGACAAGTGTTTTTGCACTATAACGATGCCAGTGGGAAAGATGCTAAAACAAATAAATTTGATAAAAGACCTATAATAGGATTACCTTCTTACTTCAAGAATAGTATATAATTGTTCATTATGGAATTATTGATAATAATTATTATTGTAGCTATAGTTGGCTTGGCACTTGTTAAAAAGTACAAACCAACTTGGTGGGAAAAGCTAGTATCTTTACTACCTAAAAAGTGAATGAAGTACTCCAAGCTATAGAAACTATAGGCATACCAGCAGCAGGTGCGGTAGGTCTTGGGTATTTAGTTTGGATACTTTTTAAATCACTCATAGCAGATATACATAAAAAGCTAGATACCCAGCATGGTATGATTGTAGCTCTTATAGATCGTATACGTCAAATGGATAATGATATGATCCGTATAGACGCTATGGTCAGAGCTGCGATGAACTTACCCCCTGACGTTGAACGTATAGCTAGGGCTGACGGTAAAAAAGACACACGTAAGGATTAACTTTCTTATAAGATTAATATATCATTAGCCTATGGCTAGTAAACCAAGAAAAACAACTGCAGATGTGGCTCACGACCTAGCCAAACACGAGGTGCAGTGTGCAGAAAGATGGAAAACTGCTTTCAATCGTTTCGACTCTATAGAAGAAAGTGTGCAAGAGATTAATAGTTCATTAAAAAATTTCATTATTGGTACAGTAGGCTTATTAGCTACTGCTTTAATTTCTTTATTTGTGACGGTAGTTACTATAATTTAATTATGGTTTACAACTCGAACGAGAGACTTTCTCCTCATTTTAAATTAAGAGAACTTGAACGCTCGCAGATAGCTGAGCGATACGAAATAGATAATACGGTAAAGGATGAGACAACCTATAAAAATTTACAACTACTTTGCGAAAATGTCCTTGAGCCAGTTCGCAATTATTATGGGATCCCTTTCTCACCTAATTCTGGTTATCGTTGCCTTGACCTTAATAGGCGACTTGGCTCGTCCGACAACAGCCAACACGTACACGGTCAGGCAGCAGATATTGAACTCCCAGGGATATCTAATTACGAGCTTGGGATATGGATCAAGGATAACTGTGACTACGACACAGTCCTTTTAGAATTTTACAAAGAGGGTATACCATCAAGTGGATGGGTACACGTTTCTTATGTTGAAGGTAATAATCGTAAACGAGCATTGATCTTTGACGGGAAACAATATAAAAGTCTTGAATAATACTATAAAATATTAGTGTTATGGCACTAAACAAATTTATTTTCAAACCTGGAATCTTTAGAGAAGGCACAGACTATGACAATGAAGGTGGCTGGTTTAATTCTAACTTAGTTAGGTTCAAAGCTGGTAGACCACAAAAAGTAGGTGGATGGCGTAAAGATACCCTCAACACATTTTTAGGTACATGCAGAGCTTTACATGCATGGATATTATTAGCTGGTACTAAACTCTTAGGAGTAGGTACAAACTTAAAATACTACATAGAAGAAGGAGACAACTTCAATGACATCACCCCCATACGTTCTACTACAGCTGCTGGTGACGTTACTTTTTCCGCTACTGACGGTGATGCAACTCTCACAGTAAGTGACACAGCACACGGTGCAGTACAAAACGACTTTGTTACTTTTAGTGGAGCAGTCAGTTTAGGTGGCAATATTACCGCTACCGTTCTTAATCAAGAATATCAAATAGCTACCATTGTAGATGCTAATAGTTATACAGTAGAGGCTAAAGACACAAGTGGAGCTACAGTATTAGCTAATAGCTCTGACACAGGTAATGGTGGCGGTTCAGTAGTAGGAGCATATCAAATTAATGTTGGTCTTGATGAATACGTTAGTTCTACAGGTTGGGGAGTAGGTACATGGGGAGCAGGAGGATGGGGTAGCTCAACCTCTATATCGGCTTCAAACCAACTAAGACTTTGGACTCATGATAACTTTGGTGAAGATTTAGTTATCAATCCACGTGGTGGTGGTATCTATTACTGGGATGCTACTAATGGATTAAATACTAGAGCAGTAGAACTAAGCGGTATAAGTGGAGCTAATCTTGCACCTACAGTCGGGCTACAAGCTATAGTTAGTGAAACTGATAGACACTTAGTTATATTAGGAGCTGATCCTTTGAATGCTGGTGGAACAGCTAGAACAGGAACTATTGATCCAATGTTTATAGCTTTTAGTGATCAAGAAAACGCTACTGAGTTTGAACCTTTAAACACAAACACAGCTGGCAGTTTAAGGTTATCTGAAGGCAGTAATATAGTGGGTGCTGTAAAGGCACGTCAAGAAATACTAATATGGACTGATATAGCTTTATATAGTATGCAGTTTATTGGACCACCGTATACTTTTGGCTTAAATTTAATAAATGACAGCACAGGACTCATAAGCCCTAAAGGAGCTATAACAACACCTAGTGGAGTATTTTGGATGGGTTATGATAGTTTTTACGTCTATAATGGAGCTGTACAAAAAGTTCCGTGCTCTGTACTAAGTTTTGTGTTTGACAACTTAAATACAGAGCAAGCCTTTAAAGTGTTTGCTTTTAGTAACAGTGAATTTAATGAGGTGGGCTGGTACTATCCTTCAGGCAGTAACACAAATATTGACAAGTATGTTGTTTATAACTATGCTGAACAAGTTTGGTCAATAGGTGAACTTACTAGAACTGCTTGGTTAGACAAAGGCATAGTAGACTATCCTAGAGCAACAGAAGGTCAATACTTATATGAACATGAGTTTGGTTACGATAACGATGGTTCTCCTATGACCAATGTATTTATAGAAAGCAGTGACTTTGATATAGGAGACGGTGAAACTTTTGGCTTTGTACGTAGAATAATTCCCGACATTAAATTCTTAAGTAACAGTGATGGCGGACAAGTAAACGTAGTTTTAAAAACACGTGATTATCCAGGAGATACACTCACCACTGCCAGCACTAGTGTAGTAGAAAGCACAACTAAAAAAGCTGACGTAAGAGCAAGAGCAAGACAAATAGTCTTACGCTTAGAGTCTGATGATGACGCTGGTAATTCAGGTAATACAGACGTCGGTTGGCGTCTAGGAGCTACAAGATTAGATATACAGCCTGACGGAAGGAGATAATGGCTAAATTACTACCTACTCGTCTGCCTATCAGCATGGAGCCTCAGGTAACGTCTGACACTTATAATAGGCTAGTACGTGTTTTAGAAATAAACTTAGGGCAGTTTGACCCCCAAAACACTGATCAAGTAAACAACACAGAGCGTAACGAAGGATTTTATAATCCAGGTTCAATAATATTCAATACAAACACAGATACTCTACAATGCTGGGATGGCACTAGATGGCGTGATTTATTTAGTTCCCAGTTTTACTGTAATAATGACTTAGGCTTCGGTCTAACAGGAGCACTAGGTACTGTCAGTGTCACAATCTCGTAAATGCAACTTTTGTGGAATTAAAAAACCTCTTGATGAGTTTGATCTGACTAAAAGTAACAGTCGTCAATGTAATACGTGTAAATCAGAAAGACGTAATGATAGAATCAGTAGTAACCCACTGAACTACATACAAAACTTATATGTACAACTGAGATATATCCGTAAAAAACAAGGCATTCCTTGGGAAATTACACCCCAACAGTTATATAAACTTTACGCTGAGCAAGAAGGTAGATGCGCACTTACTGGTCAAGAACTTACTTTTAAAAGAAGTAACGAGGAAGAGTATGATTTTAACATCTCTATAGACCGTATAGACCCCAGTGTAGGTTATTATATAGAAAATATACAACTTATAGCTAAAAGTGTAAACTTTTTAAAACATGATTTACCACAAGAAAAATTTATCAAATTGATAAAATTAATATACAATAATACGAATGGCTAGGAAATTTCCTAAAGTAAAAAAATCCAGAAAGGGTGTACCCAAAGCCTATTTAAAGGGTGCCAAAAATCCTTCTGCACGTGAAAGAGAAATACTGAGAACACGTAAAAAATATCTCTCAGGTAAAATGACCTCAAAAGATTACGAGGCAGTAGAAAAATCGCGAGCAAAGGATGCCAAGAAAAAAGTCAAAAGGAAAGTCAAAAGGAAGCGTACCAGCGTGCGTAAAAAAGTACGCAAATAGTAGTAAGTTTAGCACTGGTAAGCTAATGAAAGTCTACAAACGTGGACAAGGTGCGTATTTTAGTTCTGACTCTCGTCCAGGACAAAGTTCTCATAGTTGGGCATGCGGTCGAGTACGTAGCTTTGCTACTGGTAAAGGCGGTGCACGGAAAGCAGATAAAGATTTACTTAAAAAAGTAGCTGGTGGTGTTGTAAGACCTTTACGCACTCAATCAAAACACAGAGGTTGTGGAGCTGTGCTGCCAGAAAGACGTAAAACAACTAAATATTCTTAATTATGACTATTGACGAACAGATGGAACAAGCTCAAAAAATACAGATGAGCGAAAATAAAACATGGTATAACTTAGCGGAAGGCTTTGATAAATGGAGGGTATTTCCTAGATTATTGATAACGTTATACGGTATAGCGTTTTATAGAACCACAGAATGGTTCATGACTTTACCTGACCCAACGAATGCACAAAGTGCGTTTGTATCAGTTATAGTGGGTGCAGGTGCAGCATGGTTTGGTTTATATGTCGGTAGAAAGTAAAAAAGATAATCCTGGATGGTACTGGGATCACATAAATAAACGTTTTTATAGATGGCATGACTTAAAATTGCTCATGCAAGAAAGAAAAGTAAAAGAGAGAAAAGATGATACCAGATAAATTAATAAGTGCAGTAGGTGGTGTAGTAGATAAATTTGTAGTAGACAAAGACTTACAAGCTACACTTAAACATGAGATGGAGATGTCTTTACACAATGCCAACTTAGCTCAAATAGAATTAAACAAAGCTGAAGCACAACATCCAAGCAAGTTTGTAGCTGGTTGGCGACCCATGGTAGGATGGATATGTGCTATAGCACTAGGCTACCACTTCATTTTAAGTCCTATTTTAGCTACTATCTTGACACTTTCAGGTTATACTATAACTTTACCTGAGTTTGAATTTGCTCAACTCAGCACCATCCTAATGGGCATGCTCGGTTTAGGTGGCTTACGTACATTTGAGAAAATGAAAAGAGTAACAAAAGGTAACTGATGGGTATAAAAAAGTTTTTCAAAAAGAATCTTAGAGACATAGCTACAGTCGTAGGTTTTGCTGTAGGAGGACCTGCAGGTGCTGCTATAGGTCAAGGCATAGGCTCAGTAGGTGAAGGTAGAAGTTTAACTGATTCACTTACTAGTGCTGCTAAAGTTTATGGTGGCGCGAGTTTTGCATCAGGGGCTGGTTTACAAGGTGGTGGTGGCTCAATAGGTTTCGGTGCTCCTACTACCACACAACAAGGCATAGGTGGATTCTTTCAAAACTTAGGTTCACAAGCTTCTAATACACTACTAGGCACTAATTATGGTACAACTCCTTTAGGTTTAAGTTTTAAATCTCTAACTCCTATGCAAAAATTAGGAGTAGCAGGTATAGGTGCTGCAACTCTGGGGGGTATGGAAGAACAAGTTCCCGCTACTATGCCAGCTAGTACAAGCGGTTATTTAACTCAAGGATTACGTCCAGCAACATTAAGTAACGTTTACGGAACAGGCGGTATACCGATGGTTAGTTCAGGTATGCCAGGAGGCAGTATAGATCCTATTAGTCAAACTTATTTAGATTTATTAGCAAGACAAGACAAAGATTACGGTGATATTAATTTTCCTACCTTTAGTCAGCAACGTTTGACAGCTAATCAGGGCGGTATAGCAAGATTAGCTGATGGGGGTCAAATACCAGAGGTTGATTTAAGAGAACACGGAGGAGCAACTCACGACGCTTCAGGTTCAGGTGATGAAGATACTATACCAGCACTCCTCGCCGATGGTGAGTTTGTCATGACTAAACAAGCTGTCAAAGGTATAGGCAACGGTAATCACTCAAAAGGTATAGAAATGCTATACGCTATGATGGACAACAATGAAAAGAAAGCACAA